AGTAGAAAGAATCCACGATCAACAAACGAATTTAACGTATTACAGAGCGTTTTATTCAAATGGATTATTAGAAATAGACGAAATATTTGAAATTAATTCTGCAATACCAACAGTAATTATAAAATAAAAGTAAAATGAAAAAAGTATTATTTATCGGATTAGCTTCTTTAAGTTTAACCAGCTGCTCAAAAGAATGTAATTGCGGAACTATTACAAATGATAAAATAATTTTAGATGCAAATAACAATACGTGTTATACGTTGACGGTTAGGAATTCGTGTTCGGGTAATTCTAAGACTTGGTGTTTTGATTACTCGGTATGGTTTGAAGGAAATGTAGGTGAAAATTTTTGTGTTACGAATGTAGATAGTTGGTAATTAAAAAATAATTAGTATATTTGTGAACGGTTACGTCTGACACTATATAACCGAAAAGAAGTTATTAGCCTTTTAAATGAATGCGAAGTCAGACGCGCAGGATTTTAAGAGGCTTTTTTATTTTATACAAAAATGGCAAAAGACAAAAAAGGATTTATTTTGTATTGTGATGTTATTCACACCGTTGAAAAGTTAACGGATGAACAAGCTGGTAAATTGTTTAAGCATATTTTAAAGTATGTAAATGACCAAGACCCTATTCCTGAAGATATAATTACGGAAATAGCATTCGAGCCTATTAAACAAAGTTTAAAACGTGATTTACAGAAATACGAAGGTATTCGAGTAAAGAATAAAGAAAACGCATTAAAGCGATGGAATGCGACCGCATCCGAACGCATGCCAACGGATACCAAAAATGCCGATAGAGATAGAGATAGAGTAATAGATAAAGAAATAGATAGTATAGAAGAGCGTAAAAGCAAGTTTTACGTTTCGCTTTCTTTGTATGTAAATGAGTATCCTAAAAAAATGCTACGTGAATTTTACGATTACTGGACTGAACACGGGGTTAAAGATAAAAAGCTTAGATTTGAAAAAGAAAAAACATTCGGTATAGAACAACGTTTGCGAACTTGGTACAATAGAAACCCAAAACAATACGACCAAGACAACGACCCCAACCCACCCGAATATTATATAGCTAAAGCACAAGGATTATGTTAAAAACAGCTGGAGACTCAATAGAGTATTTATTGAACTACCGTAATGGTAAAATAAAACAAGGTTTAGAAATAGGATGCGATTTAGACAATTATTTAAGATTTAAGCCTAAACAACTAAATATTATTTTAGGACATGACAACGTCGGAAAAACGTATTGGATAAATTGGTACTTTTTAAATTTAGCACTAAAACACGAATTGACGTTTTGTATCTGGAGTGGTGAAAATCAAAAAGGTCAAATATTACGTGACTTAATTCAAATGTATTCAGGTCAACAATTTAAAACACTTACTGAAGAAGAAATAATGACTTATTCAACTTACTTAGAACAGTACTTTCAATTTGTAGACAACTCAAAACTTTATAAGCCTGAAGAATTGTTGAAGATATTTGAAGATAGTAATTGCAAAGTAGGTTTAATTGACCCGTTCACGGGTTTAGATAGGCAAATGACATACGAAGGTAACTATGAATTTATGAATAAAGCGCGGCAAATGGTTAATTTTACGGGAATGACTTTGTACATAAACACGCATCCGAATACTGAAAGCGGTAGGGGTGCAAATATTTACACGGAAGGCGAATGGAAGGGTAACTTAAAAGCACCGTTAAAAGACCACATTGAAGGCGGTAAAGCATTTAGTAACCGTTGCGACGATTTCTTTGTAATTCATCGATTAGTAAAAGACCCTATAATGAAATATTCAACTTGGATCAACGTAGAAAAAATAAAAGACGTTGAAACGGGCGGTAAACATACTGGATTAAACGAACCCGTAATGTGTAATTTTAATTCGGGTTTAGGATTTGTAATTGGTAACGTTGACCCGCTACAAAAACACCGACCTAAAAGCGTAAAATCAAATAGTTTCCCGGTACGTAACCCTGATATTGTAAACGGAAAAGAATTACTTTCGTTTAGTGAACGAATGAAACAAGGAGCATTTGAAGAATTAAAACCAATTGAAAACGCAAATGGCGAAATGACTATGCCATTTTAAATTAAGAAATATGACACCTAAAGAAAAAGCCTTTAAATTAAAGTATAAATATTCTAAATTATTAGATTTAAAAAGTACTGATGAATTAGTTTTGAAATGCGCATTAAGTGCGGTTGATGAAATTAACGAAGCATTGGATAGGGTTTTGTTTCCTAATCCTTTTGAACAATATTGGAACGAAGTAAAAAACGAAATACAAAAAATATGAGTTTAGAATTTATAAAACGTAAAGCGGGTTTAAACGTAGTTTACTGGAAAATAAACAATACTCTGGAAGAAATAAAGCAAAAAAGACCCGACCGTAAAGAACTGATTGAATCAATGGAAAAGAGTTTAACCGAAGTAGCTGAAGCGGTGCAATACTTAAACCACGTAGATAAAATGCTGATGGCTACGAATAGACGAAACCACGAATTAGAACTTGAAAACATAATGTTAAAACAAGAAAATAAGAGTTTGAATAAGCATTTAGAAATGTTAATAAGCGGTGAAATATGAAGCCAAGAAAATGTAAGTACTGTAAACAACCCTTTGAGCCGTCCGTGTTTTTGCAAAAAAATTGCTTTGACCCTAATTGTGTAACTGAATGGATAAACGATGTAAAACAAAAGAACTGGCAAAAGAAAAAAGCGAAGTTAAAAGCCGATTTAATGACTGTCCAGGACTATATAAAATTAGCGCAGCAAGTATTTAATAAATACATTCGTTTACGTGATGCCGGGAACGTTTGTATTTCGTGTCAAAAAAAACCCTTAAAAGAAAATGCTGGACACTTCTACAATGCTAATAATCATTGGTCCGTACGTTTTAATGAAATAAACGTGCATCTTCAATGCGAACACTGTAATACTTTTCTTTCGGGTAACTTAATTTACTACCGTGAAAACCTATTAAAGAAAATAGGAATAGAAGAGTTTGAGAATTTAAGCGCTGAAGCTACAAAAACACGAAAGTACACGATCGAGGAACTAAAAGAAATTATAGCAACTTATAAAAAAAAATGTAAGGAAATAGAACTATATTAATAATTTATATTACTTTTGACAAACATAAAACAAATAAGTATGGAAATTAAATTAAAATGGATTTACCCAACTAAGGTAAAAAACAAGTACGGTTACGTTTATAATTATTTTTACGTTCGTAGAAATAGGCAGTATCTTTATTCAAGTCAAAGGTTAGAAGATGCGCAAGACTTTGTAATTAGATATGCTGAAAAGAATAACATTAAAAACATTTACAAATGATTACGGGATTTGAAGAACACACCAGCGAATTAACAGCTGAAGAAATGGAAATACTAAATATAGTAATTCACGGATTTAGACAGTATAAAAAGACGAACCCGATAAAAAGCGAATTAATAGTAACACGAATGAATCAGTATCTACAATACAACGGATACAAAATTAAAATGACTGGTCCGCGTTTACGCAAAATGGTTAATTACATTCGTTCAAATGGCTTAATTCCTTTAATAGCTAACTCACAGGGATATTTTACAAGCGATTGTAAGCAAACTATACTCGAACAAATAACAAGCCTTCAGGAACGTGCAAACTCAATTGAGAATGCGGTGCAAGGATTAAAGAAATTTTTGTAACAATTAAACAAATATATTATGATTTTATTTAACGATCACTTTCAGAATTTTAAAACCTATAATATTCAGAAGGCTCAATTGATTATAGCAGATATTCCTTATAATTTAGGGAACAATGCTTATGCCTCAAACCCAGCATGGTATAAAGACGGGGACAATGCAAATGGAGAAAGCGAATTAGCTGGAAAATCTTTTTTTGATACCGATGAAAATTTTAGACCTGCCGAATTTATGCATTTTTGTAGTAAGTTGCTTAAAAAAGAACCAAAAGAAAAAGGACAAGCTCCTTGTATGATTGTGTTTTGTGCATTTGATCAACAAATGTATTTAATAGAACTTGCAAAAAGATACGGATTAAACAACTACATTAATTTAGTTTTTCGTAAAAACTTTTCCGCTCAAGTATTAAAAGCAAACATGAAGATTGTAGGTAATTGCGAATATGGACTTTTATTTTATCGAGAAAAGTTGCCGAAATTTAACAATAAAGGTAAAATGGTTTTTAACTGCATTGATTGGGAACGTGATGAAAATTCGGAAAAAATTCATCCAACTCAAAAACCCGTTAAATTACTTAAGAAATTAATTGAAATTTTTACAGATGAAAATGATATTGTAATAGACCCTTGCGCTGGTAGTGGAAGCACTTTAATTGCTGCAATAGAATTAAACAGAAAAGCATACGGTTTTGAAATTAAAAAAGATTTTCACAAAAAAGCAAATGAATGGATTGAAACAGTTATTCAAAGAAAAAGAGATATTGATGAATTTGGTTTTTCAAAAACAGAAATAGAAAAGAAAGCTCTAACATTATTTTAATTATTTTTTTTTAAAACTATTTTTATATTAAAAATTAATATTATATTTGTAGAAAATTAAACAAAGTTATATGAAACATTTATTAAAAAGTCTGGCAGCGTTCCAGCAAGAAGTGAAAGTAATTCACAAAGAAACGCAAGGGTACGGGTACTCATATAGTGATCTCCCTAAAATATTTAGCGAAGTAAATCCATTACTACAAAAACACGGATTAGGATTTACACAACTAATTAACTCACAAGACGGATTAAACTATCTTAAAACGGTTTTATTTCACGTTGAAAGCGGCGAAATGATTGATTCAAATACTTTAATTCCATACGTACAACTAAAAGGAATGAATGATTTTCAAAGCTTTGGTTCGGGCGTTACGTATTTTCGTAGATATTGTTTGAGTTCAATGTTAGGTTTAGTAACCGACAAAGATACGGATGCTTCAGGAGAACAGGTTAAAACAAAGAAAAAGCCTAAAATTGACAATGATAGACTTGAAAAAGCAATTGCAGCCGTTAAAAGTGGTAAATATGAATTAGCTGATATACCATTAAACTTTGATTTAACTGACGAACAAATAGAAATGCTTGGGAAAATATGAAAGTACGTTGTTCACAAATAGGAAAGATTATGACGAACCCCCGTACAAAGGGGGAACGTCTTTCTCAAACTACTAAAAGCTACATTTTAGAATTAGCAATACAAGAAAAATACGGAATACATAAAGAGTTCTGGAGTAGATACACGGACAAAGGAAACGAAGTAGAACCCGAAGCGATTAAATTAACTGAAAGTGTTTTAGACGTAGGCTTTATTTACAAGAATGAAGAACAATTTTCTAATGACTGGGCAACAGGAAAGCCAGATGTAAACACGGACGTATTAATAGATGTTAAAAGTTCTTGGGATGCGTTTACGTTTTTTGATAAGGTAATAGAAAACGAACTAAATAACAAAGATTATTACTACCAGCTTCAGGGTTATATGTGGCTAACTGACAAACAAGAGGCTTTATTGTGTTATTGTTTGATTGATACGCCTAAACAAATTGTTGACGATGAAGTTAGAAGGGAACACTGGAAACAAAATGTAATAGGAGAAAGCGACGATATAAGAGCTTTTGTAGAAGATAAACATACATTCGGGCATATACCTAAGGAAAAGCGTGTTAAAACGCACGTAGTAAAGCGAGACGATGAAGTTATCGAAGCTATTAAAACACGAATAGAAGAATGTAACGAATATTATAACGAAATAATAGACTTAATATGAGAAACCCAAGTAAAAAAACAGCTATTAACTGGATTAAAAATTTAGAAGAAGTTAAAGACGAAATAACTAAAAATAATTATAAGTATTTAACTAATTTATTAAGAGAAAAGAAAATGAGTCATATTTGGCACCCGTTTTTAAAAGAAAATAATATTATTTATTTAGACGGTGGTTTTCTTAAATGGAATGAAAAAATTCCAATTACATATAAATTAATTGAAAAATTCAGAAAACACTTATATTATTATAATAATGTAAAGCACCCGCCTAAGAAAAGACAAATTCAAGCTAAATTAAATTTTGATATGCCACAAACGCCGTTACCACCTAAGCCAAAAACACGAACAGAATCTTATCAGGATAAGATGAAAGAAAAAGTAAATAATGCAAAACAAGTAAACAAACCTACTAAACAAAATAAATTAGGTATTATTAGAAGATTTTTAAAATGGTTATGGTAAAACAAATGTTATGAATCCTGAAGTTAACCAAGAAATACAAGACTTAAAAAAAGAACTAAAAGAATTAAACCAATTAGTAAAAGCCTTATTAACGGTAACAGATGAAGGCGGTACTGTAAATACTGATTCTTTAGTAATTAAAATGTTAAAAGTAAAAATAAATAAAAAGTAAAATGGAACAAAAAAACTACGGTAGCCTATCTACCAACAAATTTAAAAAACAAGATTCACACCCTGACTTTAAAGGTAGTATAACAATCAACGGAATTAAGTACGAATTAGCTGGTTGGAAAAAACAAGGCGACAACGGAGCTTATATAGGTTTACAAGCACAATTACCAAGGGATAATCAAAACACCGTTAAACAGCCCGAGCCACAGCCTAAAAACGATATATCCGACTTCTTAAATGATTTCTAATGAAAGCAAGTAAAATAATAGCAAATAGCGACGAGTTAACGCGTAAAATGTTACGTGACTACCTACAAAAAAACGAACTATCATTGAATGCTTTTTGTTTGGATGCTAAATTGCACCAGTCAAATATTCACACGTTTTTAAACGGCAAGTCTTTAACAAGTAAAACTATTCAACGTTTAGCGAAATACCTAAACGAAAAAGGAATGTAACTAAGGCTCGGCAAAGTCAAAGGTGCGGAACGTAAAAAATTCCGCATTTTTTTTTCTAAAAGTATTGTTTATTTAAAAAGTTATATTAATTTTGAAGAAATAATTAAAACAAAGCACTATGAAAACACGTAATTGGAAAATTGAAGCAGTAGATTTTTACAACCGTAAAGGATATTTCGATATTAACTTAGGTAGGTTCGGCTCAATGGAGTTTCAATTTGAAGTAGAATTTACAAGAGATGGAAACGAAGTAGAAGATTTACAGGTTTATATTACCCGTTATGATTTATACGACCACGAAGGTAGTTACGTAAAACACGGAATATTAAACAACCGTAATTCAAAACTAATTTGTGAAACATTAGAGGAATTAATTTACGAAGATCCAACAGAGTTTGGTTTTG